AAGTTTGATAACTCCAATGAAGACGGCGAATTTCCAACTACAGAGTGTAGTTGCGGTTCTGAAGTTGTACTACAAAGTACAATGGAAAACAGGTGTGTTAATTGTGGTGCTAAATACAACGGATCTGGTCAAATGTTAAGGGATGATTGGCATAGGGAGTCCAGGCGTAGGGGAAACCTACGATCTGATCCTGGTGTCGGTCGTCCTGGTTTCTAGTTACTAACTGAGGACGATAATGGTAGGGAAGATTACCTACCATCTACACCTATAAAGGTGTACTGATGAGTCCTTGTCAGTTTCTTTCTAATAAGCAGGTATTTCTTGTTATGATTGTTAGTGATGCTGTACACGGTAAAGCATACAATCTTGAAGACCTTGACGATATAGACAAAGTACGGATATGTTATACTGGTCCTTATGGCACACGTAGCATGTTAGAATGTTACGTTACTGAAGTTACAACGTGGAGGTCTAAACTAGAAGATAGGGGATGTGCTATTGATGCCCTGCAACTTGTACACTAACTTAAACCTTGTTTATGCCTGAATCTGATCCTGTAGAGCAACTACAAGATACGGAAAATGTTGATGTAGTTGTTCAACGACAAAAGAAGAAAGTCCACATACTTCCTGAATCTAGGAAGTGGAAAATCATTTGTTGGGTCGATGAGTATGATTTTCCTCATTCTGAATCTCAGACTGTTGATATCGTTAATGCCAATGTTGACCCCAACAATTTAAGTAGGAAACTCACGAAATTCGACGATTGGTTTCGTGACAACTATCACACTATTTTTAACTACAACCTTTAGCTGTTATGTTGTTCTTAGTTGATTCCTACGTTACTGAGCAAGACCATAATGGTAATCCTAGAAAACTTATTAGGGTTATGTGCATACGTCAAGGTAAGATGGTCAACATACTATGGTTCGATGCATCTTACCGTGGTATTCCTTCTAGCTGTAAGCAACTATCTGAAAGCTATGATGTTGCTACAGTTAATGAGGATGCACTTGAACATGTGCAAAATCACAAAGTAAAGCCCGAAACGTGGAACTCACTTTCGGCTAACTGTGACAGCTACGATTTCGATACTGTTGAATCATAAATCTTTTGTTGATATGCAGGCACACAAAGTGCATAACAAGTCTGTTCTTAGGGTTATCACCTATTACCCTAATACTGTTAAGGAAATGTGCAATTCCTTTCCTGGTATTAGTGTTAAAACAGAGTTTGAAAGTGCAAACTCTGGTGATAAACCTAATGAACACTTTATTTGGGTACGTTGTCCTAATCCTGAGTCTACTTCTGCACTTGGGAATTTACTTAGGAAGATAAAGCTGGAAGAAATACAGCCAAACGAAAACTAGTTTTTATACCCCATATCACGAAAGTTGTGGTATGGGGTATTTTTTTATTTCTACCTGAATTACTAGCTAGATAGTATGCTACTATTTAGATATGCACGGAACACTCTGTCTAATTTGCTGTCTAATTCTAGGCACTTTACGTACATAAAAATACAAAACTAGATATGAGTACAAGTCAAGAAGTAACTTACGAAAAGGCAAGAGATCATGTAGATAGAATCATACGAGAACATCCTGATCTTACCCTAAAGAAAGTATGTGATTGGATTGGTAAAACTAAAGATACACAGTACCACTATGTTTGGCAAGTCTTAGATGGAAGTTATGGTAAGTCTAAGCGTAGTCCTAACATAGTAAAAATGATCGGAAAAGCACTACAAAGAAAAGGATACTGGTATGAGATTGGTAACATACCAGATAGTTGGGATCATGTAATGGAATAAAAAAAAAAAAAAGATTATACCTATTTCTTTTATTACTATTTTTTGTTATCGTCTTTTCTTATTGATATTATTTACCATTCGTAGTCGATCTTAACCTTTGTGAAGAATAGGTTTAGGGCATATCTATCGAAACTCCGGTTGAAAGTCTACGTACAACAAACTGCAATCCCGTTGCCCACACGCATGGGCGATGTTTTATTGTTCTTTCTCTTTACTAAGAGTAGTACCTGTTACCATAGTCTATAACTGTGGTAACTATATCACTAAACTCAACTATAAAAAAATACTGTTATAGTTTATGAGTCAAGACAGTAACTCAGAAGATACTGACCTTGTTGTTGATCCTAAAAGTAACTCAATACAACTCCGAAACTTTCAGCAAGTCTGGAAACTATCTAGTCTACTTGTTAAGAGTGATCTCTTTGGTACAAAGAATACCAATGAGGTTGCTACCAAAGTAATTACAGGACTTGAAATGGGGATTAGTCCTGTACGTGCAGTTAGACATATAGATACAATCGACGGGAAGCCTTCCGTTAGTGCTCAATTGTCTGCTGCTATGCTACAAATGTCAGAAAACTTTGACTATGATGTAGATGAGGTAGATGTAGACTTTGATAGTGATGGTAACGTACTTGATGGTCTTGCAAGAGTATGCATATCTAAAAATGGGGAAAGGCAGGGATGTGCAGAGTTTACTTGGAATGAGGCTAAAGCTGCAAACCTGACCTGGAAAGACAACTGGGAATCTTACCCTAGAGATATGTTATTTGCACGGGCGATGAAACGTGCAAAGAAATGGTACGCTCCAAGTGTAGGAATCGGTAGGGAATATATGCCTGATGAACTAGGCAAGGAAGATAACCCTACTGTTCAAGTGCCATCTGAGGTTGCAAATGAGGCACAAAGTCAAGGCACATCTACAACTACAAATGGGGGTGCAGATTCTTCTGAACCATCTGATATTGTAGATGCTGATTTTGAGGTTGAAGATGAACCTGAATCTTCGGGAAAAGAAAAGAGGGGATCTCAAAATACGACAAAATCGGACCAGTCCCACCAAAAGTCACCGGAAACGAACCGTGGTAACTCAAGTGGGGAAGATAATCCTGGTTCTGATGATGGTTTTCAGATGGAAGTAACATCTGATGTTGATACTAAAGACAAACCTGAAAGTAATCCTAAGTCTGAAGGTAACTCTGAAGATACAGGGCCGGATGAAGAAGATGATGCAACAAAGTGGGCTGAATTTAGCAAGTACGTTGACAAGATAGATGATTCCCTTTCTGAACTTGAAGGTTTAGCATTAAGAAATAAGGTAGGGGAATACCACTATCGTATCAACGATCTTGATGAAGAAGCCAAGTACAATCTTGGCATGGAAATGATTAAAAAGCATATCAGTAGACTCGATATGCCATACAATCGTGAACGTGCCCAAGTATCTCCACCTACGCAACAGATCATAAATGGTGAAGACGCAGACCTACAATCCCTGAAGTTGGATGATCTTGAAAGTAAGATAGGTGAAGTTGAGCAAGAACTTGAGGAATGGTCTGAACCTGCAAAGTCTGTCTTTCAGTCTATAGTAGACAGGCACAAAAATCGTCTTAAAGCCCAACGTGAGTCTGAACCTGAAAGTAATTCTAAGGGCAATACTAATACTTCAGGTGAGGTTAATCATAAGGCTCAAGTTGCAGAGTTTAATGAAAGCCTGTCAACTGCACTTACAAAGTTGGGGATGAAGCTAAATGATTCCCATAAACCACAACCACTTGATAACCTACTAGATGCCTTGAATAAAAAGGTGGAATCTTTTGGGCCTGAAGGATACCCAACTGAGGAAATGTTGCAGGAATACAGACAGGCAATTGCACCCTACAAAAGAATTGTACGGATGAGATATGCCGTTGTCGAGGGTGAAGTTGATCCTGAACACTTCTCTGATGTGGTGCAATCTTTCGGTAAGAAGTTGCGTGATTGGGACGATAGAGAAAAGGCCCAACGAGCGCATGATCTTATCGAAAATGAAGCTAAGAGACTAGAGGAAAATGTAGATGACTTTTATCTACAATGGGAATAACAATCTAGTCTCTGATTAAACCTAATCTTTTAGGGCATAGTCTACATAGGTTCTTGGTCCAGCTTATGTAGGCTATGCCCTTTTTTATAACTTCAGTATTAACCTAATCTAGCAGGTAAATTTTATGAGTAACATGGATTATACTAATCACCAGTTTTCGGATATAAAGTATAAGGATGGTCCAGACCGTGATCCTAAAGTAACTTTGAAGTATGAAGCACTATCTACAGAAACGGATGAGATTAAAGAAACCAAAGATAAATTCCATAGAACACCCTCATTTGACTTTAGGGAAGTATGGAGGGGTTTGATTGAGTTTTGGAAGATGAATATGGAAGAGATACTTGGTGATATAGATTGGAACCTTGAAGAAGTGCGAATGTCCCGCATTAAGATAAAGTACCAAAACGATAAGCCTGTTGCGGTACAGTATTATGCTACCGTTACAGCACCCTTCGATGAGCAGGAAACTATTCCTACACCTTTTGTGCAACCTTCTATGGCAGAAGGTGAGATAGAGCAAGTACGATCTCTATGCAAGGAAGCTGTTGCATACTTGAAGGGAAAACAAGACCAACAAAAGATGGAGTTTTCAGATGAATCTGAACCTATGGAAGACGATTCATCTGATGAAGACTTTGGGGACAATACTGAACGTGCAGACTTGAGTGATGTCTTTTAACAAAAGTAGGTTTGCATTAGAACTACTATCATTCCATACAGCTATTGATATGCAAGACTCCGATCTTTCTGAAGAGTTTGAAGGTAACTTTTCACGTATTGTTGAGTTTTACTCTGAATATATAAATGATTGGGCACATGAAAAGGGATTTCACGACGATGAACGTGAAATGGGAACTGCAATTGCACTTATGCACTCAGAGTTGAGTGAGGCTTTAGAGGCACATCGTGAAGGTATTCCTGAATCTACAAAGATAGAAGGGTTTTCTGAACTTGAGGAAGAACTAGCAGATACCATGATACGTATTATGGATACTGCTGGTGAACATAACCTTGATGTTGGAGGTGCAATTGTGGCTAAGATGCGTGTAAATGAAGATAGACCACAAAAGCATGGTAAGAAGTATTAGGGTTTTTATGTATGTCTAATTTCAACAGTAAACCTAGAGAGTGCTTCTATGATAAAAGGCTGTTTAGGCAGTCTTGTGGGTGTGACTCTACACATACAACTTTCCAGTACACTACGCAACACTACTACTACAAAGGCATAATGAAGACATTTACTCACTTTTATACTATGCCTTCATGTGACTTGTGTGGTACACCCTGGAAAGAAGTGCATGACTAGAAAGTAAATCTGAACCTATTTTCAAATGTAAATGTTATTCAAGCCACCATGATAGCGAACAACAAAAATATAAAGATAAGATATGCAACAACTAAAGAACAGGCAGATGTTTGTCTTGAAGCTGTTTTCTACTATCTAGGAAGCGATAAAGAAGAAGAATGTTTTTATGATGTACCACATCCAGAATTAGGCAGATGTGGTGTGTATGTCTATGAGACTAAAACTTTAATTGTAGCTAGGTATCAGGGCCAATATGAATAATATAAAGTAAACTTATGAACAATGCCGAAAAGATAAGAAAGTCTCACTCTAGGTTTAAGGTACGCAAAAGAACATATAAATATACTGATGATGTAAAGTGGGTTTTGTCATACCCTGAACGCCTAACTATAGGTGACACTTGGACTACTATGCACCATGAAAGAAAGGTGCAAAGTAGCAAAGACCCATCTGATATATCTGATGAGATACTTCGGCTAAATAAGGTTGCAATTAAGACCTACCAGAAAAACAAGCAACAAGCCGCCGAAAGAAAAGCTAAGTTAGAGAAGGATATCCAAAGACGAAAAGATAAACTAGGTAAACTTTACAACTTCATAGATAAGAAGTTTGAATACCTTTTTGACGTGTACCATGACCTAAAACCAAAAGATACGCACGTTACCAGACGTGGAAGAGACTTTTGTTATAGGTCTAAACCTAAGTCTTTTGCCTCATTTGTACTGTCACACTTACGCAAGAAAGACAGGCAAGAAAAGCTACAAACTATATATACAAAAGCTGAAAATTTGGGGCTGTCTCAGGGCGATTTAGCGGCGCTCTAAGCGGCTCGAAGTCCGATCAATACCAGACCATAGCCCCACCCACCGAAGCCTCTTGAGCGGCGAATATAGCCGCCCTCAGACCTGTGGGCTTCAAATTGCCCCACGCTTCCACGAAGTAAAAGCTAATCGGAGGCGTGGGGCAATTTTTATGTATAAACCAGTCTACCATCCTGAACCTATAAAAGTGTCCCAAATCTTACACAGACGACAACCCGAAACGCCGATTTACAAGTTCCAAAAAGCTATCGCGTTCATCATCAGTTGGCAAGTTTTCCCACAATGCTGCACCTAAAATGTGAGAATCATCTGCGCTGTCTGGAGGGCTTGCGTTTTCGTTTGCCCCAAGTATCATACGATCTGCGGTAATATCTGGTAAAAATTTTGTTCCTTTTTGGTCGCCATTCACATATATGGCACTTGTACCATCAACAAACTCTGCATACACCGAATAAAGCTGATTTTTTGATGTTACTCCACTGGAAATTGAATTACTAATGCTGTCATTTCTCATTGTGAGTTCCCCATTCCCATCAGATGATAGAAGAATCTGACAATGGAACTGTCCTGCCATTGTCAGACACTCATGAAAGTTATCAATCGTTGAAGGTGGTTTAACCAACACCCACGCAGCGAAAGGCGTAGATGTGGAAAATATACCACTCGAAATTGCCATAAAACGATTATTTACAAATTTTAGTGCTGCATCTGTACCAACACGTATAGGATCGGTCCCGTCATGCAAAATGGGGTTACTACCTGCACCATCATCTGCATCAACACCGAACCCTGTAAAGTCTAAAAATTCAGCCGTTGTTTTCGAGTTGCCCGCAAAATCATCTAGTGTACCATCTACTAAGTCAGGGCCAGTTAATTTTTTTGTAGATGTTCCGTTATCTGCCTCAACTACATTTTCACCGTTTGTTAGGTTAAACGCAAACAGTGGTTTTACTGTTGAGATTGATGCAAAAATTCCACTTATCACTTTTGCGTTGCCAAGCGTAGGTCCGGTAGCGGGAGTGTTACTTTGAATTACGAAGCTCATATCTAATTTTAGTTTTTTTTGAGGAATTACGCAGGTTGATAGGGAAGTATACACCCATGACGAGGTGATCCCGTAGCTATTGTAACGTCTGTCGGTCCACTCCAATTTCGCCAGTCGGTTGTTTCGTAGTAAAGAAGGTGGTCAATGCTTGTCGCATTTATATCATCCAAATACAGCCGCCATTTTCCAGGCTCGACTTCAAGTAGCTGTTGTCCCTCATAATGTCCAGGTGTGATTCCCTCAATGGGATTTTCCCCAATTTCGTAGGGACCAAGCAAACCATCAAAACTAGTTCCAAATGCAACCCTGGTATTAGCTTGATCCTTGAATACAGCAAACCATCTCCCATCCCGTTTTACAACTTGAGTGTCTATGCATTCATTTGGGACTGCTGCCCCAAACATTGATCCTAAATCATTCCACGATGTAAACGATGACGAATCGGGAGTAAATATTCGTTGGTCACTTCTTGCAATTGCAGCGATCACATGAAGTTTCCCGGTTGGGCTTACGTACCATTCAGGTGCCCAAACCCTTGTTGATGAGGATATTCCAGAAAACCCGGTAAGGTCTACGTACTCAACAAGGGACCAAGTTAGACCGCCATCCGTGCTTTCCGCAACCGCAAAATGACCATCACCTTTTCCACTTGTAGTGTGGAGCATCAGGTGTTTATCACTTCCTGCACGGTATATTACAGAAGGATCTCTGACAATTCCGTTGTTTGTATTCGTAGAGGGTGGACTATAAGATACGGTTTTTTGTGTTGGGAAATCAGTACCATCTCCGTCAAAAACGCGAAATTCTCCGGTATCAAGGCTTCCAGGTTCGTAAAATGTCCAGAAACGCCAGTTATCACTTGTGTGGGGTTGTGCAGGGTGTGATCCTGACCAATATATATCACCGTGCCCTTGACCTACAAGGGTCTGAACGGTACTTGACAACCCTGCTAATTCTAATTCTCCATCTTCACGGATACGAAGAAGTGCGTCCCCATTTTTGTCTACTACTGTATAGTGGCCTTTTCCAACAGATGATTTTAGCGTACTTCCTAAACCATTAACAGAACCATCAAGCAGCAAATTTATAAAGGAAAGATTACCCTGGACTGAACCTGCAAGACCAGCAAGTTGTAAAAGTCCTTTTTTATTTATGCGTCCTACTACGTTATCATTTGCATCTACGAGAGCAAAAATATCATCATCTAAAGTTGAACCTAAACGATCAACAGAACTTTGACTTTCTATTGATCTGTTTATTGCATCTTTTGAGTTTTTTACAGATGTTTCCGCATTTTGTGCTAAAGTAGCAGAACTAGAAGCATCAGAGGCCCATGCTTTTGCACCCTGCTTAACAGTATTACCATTTCTATCTGTGAAACTAGATGTGGCAAGTGCATAGTTTTCTGCATCCGATACACTTGCCTGAACGTCAGACAATAGACTTTGCCAATCCGGTGTATCTTTTGGTATAAGTATTGTATCAGCCATTATACTAACCCGTTAGGGTCTTTTACCGTTAATTCTACCGTATGATCATTTATTTCTTTTACTAAGTCATCTTCGTATATTTCTGGATTAAGCTCTACAAATGTAGGGTTGTATGTAGTTCCCTCAAAGTCTACACTTCTTGATATTTCTTTCCAAAACATAAGCCCCCTTGCTTCAACTTGCCAATTTGAGGCCATAAGATTATACGTTTTCTTCTGTAAGAACAAGGGAAGTTTCAGACCATAAAGGGTTTGAAACCCTAGAGCAATTTGAGCTTACATCTCCTTCTAAAACCCCAAATGATCTACCCAACAATTTTTGATTAAGATGAGGCTGTCTGTCTGCTGATTCAACAATAAGATTCAAGTACCATGTTTTGTTAGGAAGTCTTAGAGGATTTCCAGATGAGATCACATTTCCATCCCAATCTTGAGCCTCTATTGTAGCAGTAATGTTTTCTTCGCTTTCTATTTCTAACTTACAATTCCATGCCGGAAACTCTATCTTAACTGTTGCAGGATTATTTTCTCCAATTGTGTCTGCATTACCTGTAAGATCAACTGATGTTCCTGAAGGCACAGACCAAAGCGGACCTTCGTATCCTGGTCTTGTGCTATTTTTATTTCTTAAAACACTGTTACCATCTCTAGTCTGTTGTGATGTACCACGCCAGGGTACACCTTCAACTAAACTCATACCCTCCCATATTGCAGGGTAAAATACGTTAGTATTCAGCTCTAATACTTTTTCTGAAAGTTGACCTGCACTAACTTCTGGATCTGTCAACTGCAATTTTGTTGGTTCAAGCCACATCCATGAATCAGTACCATTTATACCTAAAAATGCGGCCTTAAAAGGACACCCAACTTTTTGTAATACTTCTGATACTTCTGAGGCTTCTCTTCTTGTTATGGGTATTTGTGCTGTATGACTTCTACTAATTACTTCTCTGTCCCCACTTGCAAGTCTAACATACTCTTCAGATTCAGACGGTCCACCAAAACTAAGTACATTTCTTGATGGTAGGTCTATTATAGTACCACCTTTTGTGTCCCAAAGTACAATTCTACCGAAAAGTCTTCTTCTTATGTTTTGGGGCATACCTTAAGACAATTCGTGTGGTGGAATTTCGACCAATGAGAGGTCACTAGTACCTTCTCTTAGACTTATATTGATCCCCGTAGCAACGTAGTACCCAATATTTCCATTTTCATCCTCTATCTTATGTACATATTCAGGTCCATATATACCTACTGTTTTGAATCTTGCTGTCGTAGTACCAGGTGGGCGATACAAACTTTCAATGCTTTCTTGGTAAAAATGTGAGTTTCTTTCATTTATACCCAAACTTGTATTTCTTAGCTTTAATGGTTCTCTTATCTGCTTTATATCGAATACTGTACTGCTATCGCTATCATTAAAGTACCTTGTTAAAGTACCATCTATAGGATATTCTATTTCTACAGGTTCTACACCTTTATCTTCTGATGTTGCTACTAATGTTTCTACAATGTCTTGTTGGGCAGTCATTATTCTTGCCCTAAGCCTTATCTCTGATGCTTCTACAGGATTGCCCTGTGCTTTCTGTAGGTCAACCTTTATTTGAGGATTTACTTTTTCAGTTGTTGTTGGTCCTACTAGGTCACTATTGTTTACTAGATCACTTTCTGATGCGACATCATTAGATGAATTTATATATTCAATTTCTATGTTATTTATGTTTCTAACTCCTTCCCAATCTACATATATCTTTATGGGCTGAACAGGGTTAAACTCCCCCATAAAAAATGTTATTATGTGATTGTCACTTTCATCTGTATTACTTGCTGATATTAGAGTTTCTTTTTCTCTTTCTACAAACCTACTATTACCCTGTACCCCTTCATTTACATACTCTAAACTTGCTTCGCTTCTATCAGTTGACCCACTTTGACCTAAGTGTAAAAGATTCTCACTCTTATCAAATATAATGTTTATATCACCTATTGCTCTTATATCTCTCAAGCCATCTTCATCTCTTTCTACTATAAGATCCTCTGTTTTTAGTGTGTTTATGTATGATGATCTTGGCGAAGTAGTGTAATCGTCTTTATTGGGCCAATTTTGTGTTGATTTTACTGACTGTTCCCCAACTCCAACTTTGAACCTTTCTTGCCATACAATCTTACCTTCAGATAAAGACCTATAAAGCGTATGCTTAAATGTTTTGTTGAACTCTTTTACTAGCTCATAAATTGTACTTGCATCTAGGTAAAATGTATTAAGTGGAGTAGGGAAAAACCTATCCTCTCCTGGTGGTATGTCAAAGTCATAAAGACTACCAACACTTAAAAATGAAGTGTTAGAACCAAAAGGCTCTTTTAATTCCAATTCTGAATCTATTATCTCTCCACCACCAAACTGCCCATTACTACCTATACTTCTTATTGGAAGTTGTTTTGTTACTCTTGAAAGTTGATATGCACCTCTTATTGGCAAATCTATATTATTAGGTGATTGACCATGTTTTTCTACTGCCTTTTCATCACTTATTCTGCCTTCCACTATACCACCGTAACAGTTTAGAGTTGTGGTTTCTTTTGATGTTCTTGTGCTAAATGGTACAATTCTAGTCTTCTCTTTTACCAAACCCCTCCAATTAACATCATCTGTTGATGTGCTTACAATTTCAACTACGTATCTTTCTCTTGAAAATCCTCCCCTAAACTCATCGAACAATTCTAGCCCCTCATCTACAAATGTAAGTTGGCAGTAACTTGGGAGTATGCTTTTTGACGGTGATCTTTCTAGCTTTCCATACCTTATGTTAATGTCACCTGCCAAACTAACATCTATTTTTGATCTTGAAAAATCATTACTGTCATACAGATATACCTTATATTTATCAAGTCTTCCTGACAAAGTATCTTCTACTATCGGCATTATCCTTCACCAAACTCTGTCTTAAAGTTTGCTACTTCTGACAGCCTAGTTTCTAGCTCAAACAAGTCTGGACCATTTATGTTACCTTGAAGTCTATTTTCAGTTACAACTTCTACTGTTCTTTTTGGCCTTGAAGATGAACTTCTCAGTTGGCCCTCAGTCATTATACTACCATCTACTCCTGGTACGAAAAACTCCCTATTGCCAAGACCATGTGTTTCATACAATCCACCAGCACCAACTTTTCCACCTCTTCTCCTACCTTCTATGTCTACACTTCCACCACCTTCTACATCTCTTCTTTTGTTACGACGGCCACCTGAACCTCTAGTTGAACTTTGGCCTGATCCTATTATACCACCTAATGCTGAACTTGCAGCTACCAATGCACCACCAGCCGCAACCAATTTTGCCCCTGCTGCTGCGTTACCTTGTTGTCCTGGTATTAGCGAACTAGCAATTAAGGCACTACCTTGAGCTATGAGTTGTTTACCCATAGCAGTACCAACTTGCTGCAATACTCCAAGTGCAGCTTTACCGAATGACTTCATTACATTTTCTCCCTGCCCTATTGCCTTACCTAATGCTACAAAGTTATCTGTAAGTGCTTGTGTTATTGCCTGTTGTGCTTTTAGGTTTTCAAGTCCATCTGAGAAAGAGTCTATTTCATTACCTGACTTTTTACCTTCGTTTCTAAGTGCCTTTAGCTGTTCTATTAGTTTCTTTATTCTTTCTCTTGCATCTTCAGATTCAAACTTAGTGCTACTTAGCTTATCCTCTAGGAATGATATTGCATTACCAACCTTTTTAGGTGTGTCTATCTCATCATTGTTTATTGCATTTTGTACCTCTTTTATAGACTCAAATGCAGATTTACTATCTTCTTCTGTACCTTTTAATTCTTTCTGATACTCTTCTATTTTAGATATTAGTTTGTTATACTCTTCTACACGTTCCTCATTTGCAAAGCTACGTAGGGTTTGAAGCCTACTAATTGCAGAACTAGCTTGATCTAGGTTTGAGATTATACCATCTTGAAAAGCTGCATTTATCTCATTTAAGTTAGAATCCTCAAATGTTGGGTAAAGGTCAAGGTCCTCATCAAAACTAGCTTGTTGCTCTATTACTTCATTCTGTACCTTTCTTATTTCTTTTATTATATCAAACTCTTTTGATGCTTGATCTACTCTATCTCTACCTATATTTTTAAGGTCCTCTTCTACTTGCTTTCTTGCATTAAGGTCTTGCTTTGCATTTCTTATCTTTTCTATAGCTTTTTCTCTTTGTTCATTTATATTCTGCAATTCTGTTCTTCTATTTCTAAGCTGTCTAAGTCTTTCTCTTTCTTGTTCTGTTAACTCTCTTGTGTTACTAAGTCCAACTAGGTTTCTTATTTCATCTTTTGTATTACGCAATTCTCTTTGTGATGCATTAAGTCTTGCAAGCAATCTATTTATACTATCATTGGCCTCATCTATTGATGATATGCCAAAAGGTTCATCTTCAAATTCACCTGTAAACTCTATAAGTGTATCTATAGCCTCATCTATAGACTTGCTGAAGTCTTTAGCCTCACTTTCAGCATCACTAAAAAATTCTACTATCTGAGGACCCAATGCAAGAAGTGTTTGTAGACCTACTATAATTCCTATAGGTCCCATTAGACCTTTTCCTAAACTTGCAAGCACGGATGTAAAACTCTCACCCCTAGATGCAGCTTGCACGAAGTTTTCAGCCATGAAAGCTATATTATTACCTGCACCCCTAATCCCAAACTGCAAGTCTTGTATTGCATCTCCGGTACTAAATAGTATTTCATTTACATTTGCACCTGCACCACGAAGATTTCTAAATTTCCCTTGTGATCCTGTTATTACTCTATTTAGTTGCTGCTGTTCTACTCTTGTTTGTGCAATTTGCTCCTCACTTCTTCCTAGAGTTTGTAGTCTTTCTCTTATTGCCTCATTCGCAGCTTCATTTCTTCTTGTAACAGAAGATAGTGTTTCAGAGTACCTTTCTTCTGCACCTTCTGCCTCTAATGTTGCTTGTGCAAGTTTTTCCTTGTTACCCTCTGCTTTTGCTGCTTGTGCTTGTAGGTCTTGAAGTGACTTTTCTGCTAAGTCACTACTTTGAACTAACTCTTGTAGTCTATCACCTAAGTTATCTGAACTTTCATCTACTACTATTAGTGCCTTTTCTAAGTTATTAAGTTGAGTGTTAAATTCTTTTACACTTTCTACTGTAAAGTCTAATGACTGAGATATATCCTGAAAACTTACCGTAGTCTCACCTGCTACTTCATCTAGCTTATTTAGTCTATCACTCGCACTTGCTACTGAATTATCAAGTTGACCTGTTTCCTCTAGTGTATCTTGTATTTCATCTGCTGTAGCACTAAAACCTCTTCTTAGCTTATCAAGTGATACTGTTGTTTTATTACTTTCTTGACTTACATTCTGAAGCTCACTTACAGTTTTACTTAGGTCATTTATAAACTCTTCTTTTGGTGCTCCTAAGTCTAGTTTTGAGGCTAATTCTTTGAATGATATACCTAGCTTTTCAGCACCAGACTCAATACCACCAATTCTTTTGCCTATATCATCAAGATCACCTGATGTTTGTCTAAGTGCAGTCTGTAATGGTACTTGGGTTTCTTCAGCTTCTTTTACTGCTTCTTCAAACCTACTAAGTGACTCAGATGTAGAATTTGAACTTGAAGATGTACTTTCAAGCTCATCAACTACATTGTTAAGGTCGGTTATAAACTCGTCCTTAGAAGCACCTAAGTCTACCCTAGAAGCTAACTCTTCAAAAGATATACCAAGTTTATCTGCACCAGCTTGTAACCCTCCTACCCTTTTTTCTATGTCATCTAAGTCACTAGACGTTTCTTTAAGTGCTGTCTGAAGTGGGATCTGTTTTTCTTCTGCACGCTGTAGTGCCTCTTCGTATCTACTAAGTGACTTAGATGCTGAGTCAGTCTTTTCGGCTAAGTTTTCAAATTTTTCTCCAGCTACAGTTATAGTCTCAACTGCACCTTCATCATTAACCTCAAGTCTAGCTGACGCAGTTGCCATACTTTACGTAGTATCTTCAGTCATGTCGTCGAATACGTCTCTAACTCTACTCTCTTCCGACCATATAATAAAATCACGAATCGGCCATTCGTGTACAATTTCCCTGTATTCTGTAGGGTCAAGTTTTGTAAGTGTTGCTCTTACACTTATTATATCACCTTTTTCAGCTTCGGGATACCATGTAAATGTATTCTCCCAATGATCTAAATACCTCTTCGCCTTACCTATTTCTGCGAAGAGGCTTTTATAAAATATGCGGCCAATCCCCCAATTAGCATCTTAACTTGGGAAGCGGGCATTTCCTCAATATCATATTGATCGTAGTTTTTCACTAGTATACTGAAAAACTCATCAACATGAGATAAAGGGGGATGTTCAGGTAATTCTACCTGTTCATCCGAAAACAAGACTTTATCTGCATCTATTTGCAGACAAGCACATAGTCTTGTAACTACATCCAGAGTTAATTCTTCTGGATCAAGTAGCTCTAATTCAGGCTCCAATTCCAATGTATGAAGCCCGTCTTCATTTTTCCCTTTACTTTCCCAATACTTTAGAGGATCGTCTGGTTTCATCTTTATGTGCTATTAGGAACCAGAGTTTTCAGGTACAATAGTGTCACCACCAAATGCACCTACCGCGCTAAAGTTTACAACAAACATCCGGTGTCCATCTCGACCTGGGCGCTGCTTTGCAATTGTGCAAGTAAGGCCCAACTCTCCACCTATAATTTCAGCGTCGGCTTCAGTCTGCAATCCATCCCTACGAAGCCAAACTACCTCGTTACCATCGGCAGCCGTCTTGAATGTTTGGAATACGGTGTCTGAACTACTCTCCTCAAATATCATTTGAGAAAAGACGTTTTCCACCGATGCCTGAACACTACGTCCGTCTAGGACATCTTGTGATACTGCCTCTTCATTTGGCCTATCACTATCGGATGAAAGTCTTTCTGGTACTGACGTACCTTTGTATTCTTCATATGTGGGACCAGTAGAACCACCAAATACCGGGGGCTTATCAGATGTAACTCCAAATGACTTAACAACGTCTTTTACAACCATTTTGATATATCACATATCAGTTATAAGTAAACGAAATTCTGCATAGTGGGCATATTCATTACTACCACTATGCAAAGGTCTTGGTGTAGGCGGAAAAAGGGGATTTATTGGTAGTGAAAGTAATGCCGTTCTTTTTGTTCCGTCTACATCAACTTCAATCGTATTCTTTTGTCTAGCCGCTACTAGAAGTCCTTTCGGATCATAAGATGTAAAGATAGACTCAAATTCTTTTCTGTTATCTATTTGTCCATCTTCGTCATACTCTACTCCATAGTTTACTACTATCTTATATCCATCAACTGATCCTATTTGTTTATTGCCCTGTCTAAACAGTCCATCTAATGTTCCAACTTCTGAACTAGGATCTTCAGGCCCATCCCAAAATACCTCACAATGCCTTATTTCTCCGTTAGTATTTTGTGCAACGTCTAACAGTTGCACTCTACTATTCATGTTTAGCATTTGGGTTTTGGCTATCTGGTGATATACAAACTCTTCCCCAAAATTGCTAAACAATATATTTTCAGCCCAATTTTTTAATGCCTGTCTTTTATCTTCTACTGGTATGCTTTCAAATGCCATTATCCAAGTACCTTTTGTAGAAACTTGAATGTAAGGTCTGCACCCTTATTTGCTACCTCATCTTGTATATCTCTTAGTGCAGGCTCTATGTAAGGACGTGCAGGTATGTTTACTGCTGGTACGTTAAAGTAGTCTTTTTTCTTTGCAGCTAGTGCCAATCTTCTCCACTTATTTCCTCTTGCAACGTCTATCTTAGTTTGTGGGCTTACATTACCTGTTTCATAATACTTGGCCCAAAAGTACGATTCCATTTGTTGTGTAACTGGAATCCTATGTGCAGGTATTGTACCACCCTTTTCATGTATTAAAGCATATGGTACAAATATCTCTCTTACCCATATGAATCCAGTCTCAGTTGTATTTGCAAATGTATCCTGCTCAAATGTCTTACCATCACCGAATACATCTTTACCACCACCTGAAACTGCCTTTGCTAACCTACCACTTAGTTTACGAAGTGGGCCTGAGTTTCTTCTAGGTGGGTAGTTATCATCTTCAAATCTTGTTGGCCCATCCTGCATGTACTCATTTATTGATACAGCCCCAAATCTTTTACCTATAAACTCTTTCAATGGATCTTGTACCATTTCTTTATAGGTTTCCTCATCCCTTGCTAATGCTTCAGCAAAGTTTTGGAAGTTATGTTCTATAGGCATTATGTAAACAGTCTATGTGACTGTATCCTTTTTAGCTGTTGTTTGGGGTACTCACTTCTAGCCTGTTCTCTTCTTACCGTTGTGTTGAAGTCTCCAACTTGCTGCTCTGATATACTTTTACCTATTAGTCCACTAATCTTCAGAACAGCATTGTGGACTGCTATATTATTTACAACATCTGTTATAGTTGCAGGCAATACAGGTATATCACTTTCACTATCAAACTCGTCTTGAACATATTGCGGGAAGTCAGATAGGGTTTGGTCTTCTCTTCTATACCCTGCAATATACTCAATCTGATCTAGGTTTCTGGTAGGTGAAAACACCTTTCTTTCACCTATAATAACAGTATCCTCTTTGGTGGAATGTACAGGCCAATCTCTAATTCTAGGATAGGCCAACCTGTATGTATAATCCTGGTTAGGTATTCTATCTGGTTCTTTCCAGTCTCTACGTGCAAGAAAGATTAGTTGTTTATCTACAATCAATTCCCTTGTAAGATAATCCTTAACTCTTCTTGACGCAGATGATATACCTAACTTACCCTCTTTGCTAAAGTCTCCGTTTGTATCAAATACCTCTCTCGTCAATGCATCCTCAGCATCAGACTTTAGTATGGATGTTGATACACTTTCAAATGTGGTAAGATCGGAAGTGTCTACCATATTACTGATTTACTTTTTCATTCCACTCATCATATGCAACCTCAACACCATTTTCTATTTCTTCTGCATAGGCAGGACCTATGCCATTTATATCCTCAAAGTCTTCGTATGAAAGCAAAGCTGCAAAGTTATACACATTATCAGATGCAAGTATAGAGTATACTTCTTCACTTGGGAAGTCTTCAGGCAACTCCGTACTTACAAAGTCTTCGTGATACTCTCCTCTGTTCGTTTCTACAAGGTTTCTGTTACCCTCTACAAATTCAGCGTAATTCTTTTCTACCAACTCTTCTGCATAATCCCTACTTACTTGTTTTTCTGATCCTTCAGTTGCAAGACCACCCAACTCTTTCTGGTTTCTAAGTGTAGTCTTGAGCTTAACTGTTGGCATAACTTGTGTAGTTGTTTGGCGTGGAAAAGTCTACGTCTTTAGGTTTCAGGTATTCTATTTCTTTATATGGGTAGCTGTTCCATTGAACCAAGTCTATATCTGTAGTACCAAGTTTTTGATGCTGTATAGGCCAAAAGTCATTTCTGAACCTATTTTTATTGTATGATTCTGTTTTGCTGTTTTCACCCCACCTAATATGATAGCAAGTTGTGTCTGGTGTTATTGCCACACCTAAAGGTATATCTTTATCTACGCTTTGTATAGGAAACGGTCTTGCCGTATCCATAGACTTCCTAGTATATGCAAGACCTTTCTTTTCTAAGTCCTTTGCGTATTCCAATTCTACTCTTACCCATTCATTACTACTTACCATTCCACCCACATGTGATAGCTTGTCTCTATTCCTAAAAGTAGATAGAGTATAAATCTCAACTCTTCCGTTACTGTCTACTTTTAGGCTATCATCCCCGTCTTGCCTATTTCTATATCTTTCAAGCCATATATCATCTTTTTCTTGCCCTTTACCTACAAGTGACCTTGTTGCTGCTAATCTAGCAAAAAACTCACTATGTTCTTGTAGCTTCAATTCCTCATCCCAATATATACTTTCTACTGTTCTTCTGTCTGCAATAAACCAGTTAGGACAAAACATTACATTATGATACCTAACTTTACCTATACTAGTATCTACTGACTTTATATCTTCAGGTGGCCTATGATATTCAATGGGGCCTTCTACCCACATATCACCTGTAAACCAAACGTCTCTTCTTCCGTTAGACCTTACCCACTCTCCACCTACTATTCCAACATCATCTAACTTATGAAGCAACTCCCAAAATACTTCTAGGTCTGTATCTTCAGTTACAAGGTAATCATCATCCCACAAAAATATGTAAGGTTCGTCTGACTTTTGGACTAGTAGGTTTCTTTTTGCTGAAAGTCCAATGTCGTATGCAGGTGCAATTACGTTTTTGGCATGTTCGTATTTGTGTGGCTTTTTGCTATCATCACACACATAAATACTATGACTTGGATAGTGTTTATGTATGGAGTTAATTAGACGCTGGCATACGTCTGGACGTTCATGTGTAGGTATAATGTGGCATAATTCTTCTCTCATCCGTGCCGTGGTCTAATCTTGAAGGTTTTGCGGCCTATGTGGGGCTATAGTCGGGCGCTCTAGGTCTTTAGCGCATCCCCTGGTATGGTAGGATTCCCGCACCTGAAAGCCTCTTAGGGCGGCCATCTAAGCCTCACAAAAGCTACTACTTATCATGCTATCTCGAACCAGGATATCTAGGTGATTTTACCTTAACTCCTACCTCTACTTTTGGATCTTCGTATCCTACAAACTCAAGTATATTTCTTACACCTTTCTCTTTATTTAAGTCTTCTGTTCTAAACAAACTTACTCTTTTATCACTTCTGTACTGATCTATAATGTTGTAAACTCTATGCCAAAAACTTCTTATGCCTTCTCTTTTGTTTTCAGTATCAAATGTTGGATAACATTTATCCCATTGGTCTGGTTTAGTATCCCTATATCCATGAAATGACCAATGATCTGAATTAGGTTTCCATTTGTCGTATGAGTCTACAACTTCATCTACATCTCTTTTTAGGGCTACAACTCTTACCTTTCTATTATCGTTGTTAGCCCAATGCAAAAACGTACCTATGTGTGATGTCCAAACAAAATGTATATCTGCAACTACATCCCTTTCATTTCTTTCAGTATCTAACCACAAACGATAGGGCCACAAGTTAGGTGGGCAATCCCACCTAACTTGTGGCCCAAATCGTTCGTGAGTCGAAAATGTACTCTTCTGGACTGACAAAAGCCTTGTTAGACTTTTAGTACCACACCTTCCCGTTCCTACTCCTATAACGAGCGTATTCATAAGTGTGGAATTTAGTCCAGAAGACTAACATGAATCTTTAGCTACCAGACGGGGCAGAAGTATCCATGTTAGAGTTATGTACCAAAGCAAGTGGTCTTTGGACTGCAAGAAGACCACGAACAAATGCCCGAATTGTCACCATCAACTTCTCAAAATCGTCTGCATTTTCCGTTGCAATCTCCAACGTAGTTTGCCGACGATCAAAGAATGATGCAGCCATTTCAAAGTTACCAACCAATGCCTCACCTTCCGGCATGGCATTTGAACTTACAATCGGGAAGCCCCACAGTCTAGGACTTGCCATATTTTGAGCACCACTAATCTGGTACTGATCGTCTGCATCTTTAGTTAGGAGAATACCCCACCAATTAACAGGGGAAAGTACAATACCAGTCGGCGGGAAGTTTTGCCGTTGGAGTTGTGCAAGCATAACCCCAATCTTGTCGATATCTGTTACAGGGGCATCTGCAATTGCACTTTCCAGGTTACTGTAATAACTTGTGGCGTTAGGTACAAGCCCATCCAGGTTATTACCAGTACCATCCCCAAGTAGAACTTGATCTTCAAGCTCCAACTCAAGAAGTGCCCTCATTCTCGTATTAACCCACGTTCTAAGACGTGGAGCATCATTTAGAATTTGGACACTTGCCTTACCAATGTGACCGAATGTTTCCACCGGATCAGTTTCTAGGGTAAACTCAAAGTCGGACTGATCCAATGCAGTACCTTGACCTCCTTGTGGACCTGCATTGTCATTCTCAAGACTTTGTACAATGTATTCCACCGCATCCTTACTGGTTTCTAGCATGGTAACTAGATCCATGATCTGCGGTGTACGAAGGGTAGGCTTACTGATGATATCTTCCCGTTCATCTGGAAACACAACATCACCAGCACCACCAATGTTGGTGATATCCTTCAATGTGTAACCATCAAGGTTAGCCTTAAAGGTATCACCCTTACTTGGCCTACCATTTTGAAGGTTCTTTGCCTCAACATCTTGTGCAATCTCAGAGGCAACTTCCTTCCCAATGTTGGCAGAACTTCCACCTACCTTACCTTCTTGAATCTTCATGTCCAATTCGTCGAACTGATCTTGCAGATCAGACTTTTTGGACTGAAGTTTCTTAACTTCATCCACCAATTCGGCATTGGTTTCACTAATCTTTTCAACCTTAGTCTTAGCCTCAGACGCGCTATTCTTTGCGGTCTTAATGTCGGACTCAAGACTGAGGATACTATCAATGTTATCACCCAACTCATTAACTTTTTCCTTGAGTTGGCGCATTTCTTTTGCAGATTGGGACATACCTCTATATTATACCAATTTGAAGTTAATTAAAAGCTACTTATATACGTTGAAGTTTTCTGCTAATGTCTTCAATGCCGCGCTCAATATCTTCTAGGATGTTATCCTCAGTCTGTTCCGTGTAATTCTTTACATCTGACTCACTAATCGAGGACAAGGTTCCAGCTAGGTGGAATACAGTTTCGTTCCTACCTACAACCTCATCTTCTTCCTCATCATAGTCTACCAACTCAATGAGATAACCTTCCTCATCTTCGTTACCACTAAATTCTCGTGGTGTTGTTGATGGACTTACCGTATCATCTGGACCTACAGTTTCAACTACTCTTCCTTGTGCGTCTCCACCCTCCCATGCTACTAAGTCGCCTACACTATAATCATGTTGTTCTTTTGAAGACAAGCCTTCAAACTTAGACTTAATCTCATCAAGGTCGGCCATAAGGCTTTTTGTAGGATTAAACCCCCAATTCATTAGAGATATATTTCTTTTTGTAGGACAATCTTCAGATGGCTTATCACCACCATCTACACCCCTCATCCTACTTATGAAACTAATTACTTGTCCAGCATCATCATATTCTTCGTCTCCCCAATCCTCTTTATTTGTACGAAGTAGAGATACTACTCTGCTACGTACTTTATTAGGGTTTTGTGATGCCTTATCAGAACATTCTTTTTCACCCCACTCTTCTATTTCAGAAGCGGACATATTAACCATGTCCTGAAACTCCTGGTATCTTTCTTCTATCTCTTCTTCTGTTGCTTTTGTCTCAAAATGATTCTTAAACTCTGCACCAAGTACAGATACATTGTTAGGTTTTCCTTTACTTGCAAACCCAAGTACGTCTTCTGCAACCTTTTTGATAGACTTGTGATCCTCTTCTGATACTGGTCTTACCTTACCAACTCTAGGTTCTGCTGGTGTAGGTGTCAGCGTAGCATCAAACCCCAACGGCCATTGTTTAATCTCGTGTATTGTCTTACCAGACTTTTCTGATATCTTATCTCTTTCTACAAGGTGTGATGCTGTTCCACTTGATAGACCCAACTTACCACGTTTGGCAAGTTGATGTACCATTTCTTCGTACTCATTTCGACGCTGAAGTTGGGTTTCCATCCAAACCCCTTCATCGTCTTGTTTTAGAATTGCCCCGCCTTTATCCAATCTTTTTGTACCAAATACATCATCCATTCCATGACCATACAATACTGCTGACTTGTTGTTGGCAATATCCAACCAGAAAGCAGTATCTTTTGTAAAGAAGTCTCCTTCTAGGTCATGTTCTTCTTTACTACCAAAATGTATAAGGTACTCTCCATATGTACCTTTATCATCTAGGTCTTTGATCTGCCCAAATGTAGGTGTAACGAGTAGGTCTTTAGGACTCATACTTTTACCTGCCTCTATAGCTGCAATTTGATCTTGGGCATTTGATCTTGATGTGTGACACGCAATCAATTCCTCACTTCCGTCTTCCTCTTCTTTGAACAATCCCATTTCATTTTCTCCACACCTTGATGTTTCTCTTATATCGTATGGCATGATGTGGTTTATATAACTATTTTATCGTGGGATCATTTTGCCCATTCTACAGGGTACTCTTACCGTGGTTTCAAGGGCTATATTTTCATACTGACGGGTTTACTCCACACCTGCAATATATCGTATTGCCTGGACTACCAAGTGGATCTGAGGGAAATCTGAGCGTTTCTTGACGCGAACCTTTTCCCGATATAACCCAACCTACGTTTAAGTCTGATTCTTGACCATCTGCTGACCTATGATTCCAAAGATCACCATTTGCAGGCGTTCTTACTCTAGGATCTCTTTGTGATACCCAAGTACCACGCTCTATACCTGCATCTTTCATGCCTTCTATTTCCCCAACCTCAAACCCACCATTCCCCGCAGTTTGTACAATACGATCTAGCTTGTACCCTACCTGTTCTTCTGTCTTATTTGCTACCCTACCAACTATTTCTGAAAGTGATCTTCCTTCTTGTAAACCTTGCTGTATTTCTCTTGCTGCTGTTCTTCTGAATGTCTGTTGTGTTCTTGCTGTCTTTTCAAGTATTTCTTCTATTACATTAAATACTGCCCCTCTTCCTTGTGATACTCTTTCTGTTGTTGGGTCTATGTTTTCTACAGTTTCAGAGGGAAGAGTTAAGTTACTAGGATTTGCACCACTTCTTAATGCACCTGTTTCGTAACCACGATCAACTATGACAATAAGCCCTGGTCTTGCAGTCTGTTTTGTTAGATCAAACCATCTGGACCAATCCAACAATGTTTGCATTACCAGGTTAAAGTCTTCAGGCTTAGTTGCCTTTTTGTTAAACTTACGCAACTTTTTTATGCCAAACTTTTCTTTTAGTCTTTTTAGTACAAGCTGTATTTCATTCTCGAAGAAAGACTTTAGTGACTCTCTGAGTTGTGTTTGTGCATCCTGCTTTTCTGCTTCAACTGCTTTCCATTCTTGACGTACTAACTTTTCAGGCAAGTCATGTTCTTTTGATTCATGCCTATAATGGTTTCTTACTTTACCAAACTCACCTAGCTTTCTTTTCGGGTTCTTAACCTGAATCTTTTCGTATGACCTTTTTGCGGCGTATTCTTCACACATGATGTAGATTAAGTTAAGACTATGATGTTGCGGATCATTGTTCTGCCACGTACAGTAACAGAGGGTGCATTATTCTCGATACTACTCTCTAAAGCAAGACAGGCAAACCTACTATGTCGGACCTTGACTTTAACATGGAAGTTAGTGACCGAAAAGAAGCCGAACAGGAAATCTCAACTTCGTCTGGTGGTGGGGGACGATCTTCGCAGTATGATCCAATTGCAGAAAAATATGCAAACTTGGATGATGGTGAGGCTATTCTTTTGGAGGGAATGTCCCAAAATGATATCCAAAATCTCCGTAACCTTTTGTACCGACGTTTTGGTAAGGAAACGGTGATTGTCCGATCTAAGTCTCAGGGTGATGATACCTACAAGGCTGTCGTAAGAGATCGGGAGGGTAACGAGTACCTTCGTGATAATGATACTTCCAACGGGGAAGCTGAAACTACCACGGAAGAGGATGAAGTTGAAGACGCATCTGATGAAGACCTTGACGATGTATTTTAAGGTGTAAAGTGAAAGTGGTGTAGTAACCACGTTAAGCCAAACACCTTAATACCCTACGGTCCTGAAATATGGATCGTAGGGTATTTTTTTATACGTGTGCCCCATTTCTACGATGCTTGTCTGTTTTCACTTTTCCATTTGCAATTCTTTCTATTTCTTCCATTATGTCTTCGTCGGACTTTGTATCCAACTCTGACATGTTGATGTTAATGTCACTATCTGGACCACCAAACAACTGTTCGTGTGGCTGTACATTCATAGGTACAACTAGACTATCAGCACCTATAGGTTCATAACCTAGTATCTTACGTGCATCGTCAGGTGTAAGAATAGGGGAATCTGTGGCATTGGTTAATGCCTCAATCTTTTCTAGCATAGCTTCCCTAAGTGCATCTATCCTCATAGGATCAAATGTCAACCTAAGTGTTTGTTTATCATCTTCAAACTTAGGTATAAGCCATCTGTTAAGGTCACTTAGGAAAAACTCCAACATAGGAATAATCCTAGTTGTGTATGCAATTATTAGGGCTGTACTATAGTTATCATACGTTTGTGCAGAGTTATCACCCAAAAGACTTGGATCTACACCTAGTCCAGTAACTACGAGTCTACCGTAGTATTTCATGGACTTCAGAAAACTTGCTTCTTTAGGTGTAATGTTGTTATTAACAGGCTCAAATGCTCCACCTAGTACAGTCCACTTATGACCTTTTCTTCCCTGGTTTATCTGTTCGTCAACTTGTTCTTGAGCTTGATCTCTGTCTTGTGGTCCAATCTGATCTCCAGGGTCCAATCCTCTTGGCATAAGAAAACCAGGAACTTGACCTCTATTTTCAGAGATGTTTTTGTTCCAGTTGTCGTTATCTTCCATTATACTTAATGCACGAAGTACACTAAGCAGAATAGGCAAACCTCTTTCCTTTCTTTTAGGGTGATAGTTAAAGCTATGAAGTATTTCTTCAGTATCACCCTGAATGTTCTTTGATCCGTATGGCTGTTCTAGGTTAAGATCATAACCACTAACAAATCCTTGTCCGTCAGTTATAAAGTGGTTAAAGTCTGACCTATCAAAAAGCTGCAATTTACGTGGCATACCTTCATTACTTCCACTATCAGGTGATACACCACGTAACCAGTATTCTCCACCACCCATCATGGACCATACTTTTCCTGTAAACAACCACTCTTTTGTGTACCTATCATTATTAGGCCCACCTGGACGTGAAAGTAGGTCTAGGATTGGATGTGAACCTATTTGTTCCTCTTCACCATCATCTGAAACCTCCACAAGTTTAAGTGGAATGTTAGCTAGATTGTCAGCTATAAAGTCGATGGCACGTCTTGACAGGGGATTTTTAACTGCCAAGTCTGTTAGGTTTGAGAAGTTTTTGTTTCCATACGATACATTAAACCCAAAACTTGCAGGGTTAATGCTACCACCACTAGCATCAACCTCAATGTCTTTACTAGACGTGTAACCTTGACGAAATGCTTTAAGTGGGTTAATCATACCTAAAAGACTCTACTATAATCAGTATCATTTTGAAGCCTAGACTCAAAGTAACCTTGAACTACTGCATCACCTTCATCTGTACTACGTCCCAACCTATCTTTTATTCCCCATTTGTCACCACTTTCTGACTTACCACTACCTGATATCTTTGGTTCAACCTCTACCTGTTTGTCACCTACAATTCTATACTTAGGGGCTGTAAGATCCTCTTTTATTCTACGTCCTATTTCACTATCTTTGTCTACATTAAATGCTACCTTCTCTGCCTTCAGCAAGTTATGCAAATGCCACCATGCTTGTGATCTTTGGTTCTTGAAGTCAAAGAAGCTATCTTTGTATGTACTATCTTCAACTGGACTAGAACCAGCCTTAAACTCTATAACGTCAAACCCCTTTTTGACTAGATCATCGGCTATACCTGCACCTAAGCCTACAGTATCAACTACGATACCATCATGTGATACATTTTTGTCGTTCGTTAAAACGGTCACTCTGGTAGCTGTTTCATTTGTCCTGCTATTTTCTAGGCTTTCTATATGTTCGAGTACATTTCCATCTAATATCGCAATACTAGACCTATCATCCCCAAACCTTGCAGCATCAACACCCATTCTTTTCTTACCGTGTAGGTCTTGGGGATCTTTTTCAAATGCCCTATCAACTAATTCTCCACCTATTAGCTGGTCTGGATCTTTGAAGTCATAAAAGTCACCATACTTATATATCCTACGTTCTTTTTCTGGTAGTCTTTCTAGTGTCTTTTTGTACTCATCATCAATGAATATGTTATGTCTGTAAGTTGTCTTATGTAGAAATGAATCGTCTACATACTTTCCATCTGTACTAAAGAACTCTCTTCTTATCCAATGACTTTTAGGCATGTTCGGGTTAAAAGTCATGTACATCTGGAACGTAGGCTTATGGCTACCTCTCAGCCTACGATCTAACTCTGTAAAGTCTTCCTCTTCTATTTGATTGGACTCTTCTATATGAACCTTTGTTGGGCCTTCTATAGACTTCAGGCGCGTCTTATCCTGCAATCCTACACCTATCATTCTAGCACCATTCTTGAACCTTATCTTCATTTGTTGTTCGAGGATGTCAACCTCTGAAGACAGACCTATTTTCTTCAATACTTTTACTACAGTACGGAAGTTACTTTCCCGAACGTCACTCTGTACGTTACGAACTAGAAGGACCTTTTCTCTACCATCACGAATACATCTTTCTATGATAAGTTGTGCTATAAATACACTTTTCCCACTACCACTTCCACCATACGGAAGAACATACCTTTTATCTGTTTTCTTTATTGGTGAAAACAGAGGGTTTTGATCTACGTAAGGCGTAAGTGGCATAAAGGTAAATGTTATTCTTGGCTATTCCAACTACGATCTTTGGCATTTCTTCCATCCATTTCATGAAATGAATACTGCCAAAGTTTACTTATTCTTCTAGCCTCTTCTACAACTACATCTTTAACGTCTGTCTCATTCTTAATGATTGAGAAGAGTATTTGTTTTAGGTTTCTCTCTACTCTTATCAACCTATTCAACTCTACTGTTACGTCTTCAAGTTTTTGTTCTGAATCTGACTTTGATTCCACTCTTGCTTTTTCGTCTGCATCTTCCAATTCCTGAAGTTGCTTTTGGTGTATGTAATCCATCTTATGTTGTACTTGGTTAGTGCATAAATAAAAATGGGGTTTCTCGTTCCAAGAGATAACCCCAAACTCTAGTCGTGCTTCTGGTTAATTATAGCACCAAAAGTGGAACTGCGAAGTCCTACCAACCGCACATGTACAATTATTGTACACTTCAAACGTAGGACTCGTGCCCACAAGAGGACTTGAACCTCTAACCTACAGATTAGAAGTCTGTTGCTCTTTCCATTTGAGCTATGTGGGCATATCTGTTTTTCTACTATAACCCTTTCTTAGTAACTCTATATCAGTAGGCCCAATACGTTCTTCTGTAGTATAAGTTTTGTATGGTGTCCAGTACAACTTTTCACCTTGCCACCACACCATATCACCTTTACTTATTGTCTTTGACTTCTCGCTTATTAAAACATCTACTCTTGTACCATCCTTACCAGGACCAGTATGTACAAATAAACTTACCTTGTCTAAATCTGGTTCTTGTCTTGCCTTTATTACTCTTCCACCAGTCATAGTTTACCTACAAGTCTCTGTTAATTAGATACATTATAAACATCCAAATAAAAGCTACAACTACTACCTTAAATATCATCCCGTATATGGTTTTAGTCTTTTATCCTCACCTTTTTCGTGACCATAGTGAACTCTGAATGTTTTATCATCCATGTGTACCCTGTCTGACTCCTTTCTATCTTTGAGTCTTTCATCCAATGATTTCTTCTCATCTGGATGATTGACCGGATGTGATGGATTGCTAAACTTTTTCGGTATAATCTCTTTGGACATAATATCCACTTTCTTTGTTACCATGCAGTTAGTGGGCCATGTAGGACTTGAACCTACAACCTGACGATTATGAGTCGTCTGCTCTAACCGATTGAGCTAATGGCCCAATGTTCTTACTACAGTTTGTTCTGATACTTTTTGTAGTGTCTTGGGCAAAGCATAGACTTTATTTCTTTACTACCATCTGGATACTCCAAATATATTGTACCCCAATCTGGTACAGCTTTTAGGCCCTCTTCTGTTGGTGGATTAAATGTAACAAACTTTCTGTTCATGCAGTCCTCTTTGTCACAGTAGAATATGTTTACCTCTAAACCATCTTCTCTTTTGTAATATCTATGCATACCTAATCATACTCTTCTATATTACCAGCTTCAATTTGTGACTGCATTACCTTCCATCCTGCTACCCAATTCTCATATAAGTCTGGTTCGTGATCTAGGTCTGATCTTACATATGGGTTTGCCTTCAAATCTTTGCCTTTCCTTCTATCATGTTTACCACGACGATAAGCCTCTTTTTCTCTTTTATGTTTGTCTTTCTCTGGATTGGGAAGTGGCATACTAAGTTATGTGGTGCTTTGGGCAAAGGTATTTAGTTACTGTATGATCTCCGTCTGTATATACAACTAACTTTTGCCAACCGTTCCAATGATCTTGTGTTACCCTGAACTCATACGAACTATTACACCCATCAGCATCACATACAAACTCATATATCTCTTGGTCATGTCTACCTAAATGTCGTATTGGCATTATATGTCTGGATCTACTTCTTTAACCTCAAATCCCTTCTTGTCTAAATCATTATCTCTCATAAACTTCTTTGCTTCACTTTTACTACTAAATGACTTTGCATCTGATACCTCAAGTGTAACTCTGATTGGTTCTTTGGGATCTGCTACAAACTTCCAGAACGCAGTTGGTTGACCAATCTTTGTTATTATGTATTTGTGGGCCTCAGTCTTATCTGCTACGTTGAAGTCAAACATCATTCTCTATCTTAAACGAAAGGACAAGAATTGCACCTGCAACTGTCACCATAAGATATCTTGCACTCCCACTTATGACAAATGCAAAGATACCTGCAAGTGATATGATAGTTGCTAAGTTACTGAACAATACACCAAGACTGTACGACAATGCAAACAGTATTTTATTCATTATTTGCTATTAGCTTTGCACCATACTTGCCTACGAGATTATGCACTTCCATGTACTTCTGAGCACCCTTATAATTCTTAAATCCTTTTGCACCTTTTGGGCTATATGTTGTTGTTGGTTTACTACCAAGACAGTTATGAATGTATTTATCCTCTTCTACGTGTTTAAGAACTATTTTCTTCATACTTAACTATGCTGTAGTTGTCTAGTTTATGAAGGTCTTTGTAGTGTGATGCCATAAGTACAGACTCAAAAGAAAGTGCCATATCTTTCTTTAAGCATCTTCTTCTAGTACCATCACCATGTAGGTCATGAAGGTAAACACTATGCCCTTCTTTATCTTCTTCTCTTTGTAGCAGATATATGTTACCCATTATCTTCACCATCAGTTATCTTTTTGACACGATTATTTATCTCCTCTTCTGTTATTTCTATTTCTTCAGGTATTTCATTAGGATCTGCCCAACTAAATCCAGAGTATGCATCTTTCTCTTGACTCTTCTTTAGTATGTCTACCTTTTCAGGTGCATCCAATCCTAAGAGACTAGCCTTTCTTTTCTGTAGGCTAATGATACGATCTATAGCTGTAAGCTCTGCATCTTTTCCATCTAGTTTCGTTGCACGTTCCCACAACGAATTTATCATCTTCTCTATCCTACGAATCTCAATAACGATATACTTCTCTACGTTCTCTATTTTGTTTTCTACATACTTACCTACTTCTCTTCTTACATCGTTTCCTACCTGATTGTCATTATAGTTTTTCGGTAGGTTCTGATAGTTTAGACTTGGATCTTCTTTGTACTTCTTAGTTATGATCTCTGCTATCTCTTTATACTCATAACCCTGGACTTTAAGATCAAATACTAAGTTTCTACGCTTTGCAGTTGCTTCTTGTTGTACTGAACTATTGTTACCAAAGTTAGATACATCTGGAAGTGCAGCTTTCTCATTTATCGGAAAACCGAAATCTAATTCATCAATATCAACTACCTTCCAATCTATAGGCATAACTCCACTCTAATTCTCCTGTCTTATACAACGAACAATAACAACGGACCTATTATATACGTATGCACACAATCTGTTCCAGGCTACACACGCACACACACATACACAAAACACCCACATCATACATACAAACAAACTACAAACTAAGTAAGCAAGTTACACTAACTAATAAAGTAAGTTAATAACTACGGGCGCGAAACACGCGCATGGGCATTTCTATATACGTACACGAAGATAACAGACGACATACCAAGTTATAAACTTACATATTTTTTTTAATGAAGTCAGACTACAAAGTTTTTAACCGAAGACACAAACTAGTAACTATAATGCAGAACTACAGAAATAAGATAGATGCTAAAAATGCATTTGCTAGACAAAAAGGCTACAAAGATTGGGGACAAATGACAGTTAAGTTTAGAAATGCAAACAACGGACTAAAACAGCCTCCATTTGTTATCAAACGTGCATAGTATTTTTTTAACAAAGACTGACTACAATATGCTTATAGAAGAGGGCGATAAAGTTAAAATAAAAGAAGCTGATAGATTCGATAAGGAAGTCCATGAAGGTGATGTGTTCAAAGTAGTTAGCACATCTAATGATGGAGAGTATTCGTTAGACTTTGATAGCCTAATCTTAAGACCTGTAAACTATGATCTAAATGATTCTAAGAATAACGTACAGTACGCATTTCCGTCTTGGATTGAAAAGTTAGACTAAACCTATGACTAAGAGTGCATCTATGAGGATACTAAACACAAAACAAGATGTAAGAATAAGTTATGATGGTCGTCTTTTTAAGAGAGAAGAGTTTAATGACCTAAGTACAAACAATAAAGAAGTACAATGGTCTATGGTATCACATACTGGTGATGATATTATTTATACACCAGTAAATGTTATGGAATCATACTCTGAAGATATACTCGAAACTAAATACCAAAAGCTAACCGATGAAACTAACTAAGATAGAACACTACTATAAGGATTCTAATGGAGAAACTTACAAAAGAGTTAAGATAAGCTATGATGAATTTAATTGGCTAAAGTGGTACTGGAATGAAGAGTATGATGGAAGATGGAAACTGATAATAGATGAAGACGAAAAATCAAGACTAGAATCTAAGCACCAAAAAGAGAAACTAAAGTGAGAAACGCATCTTACCCCAACTTCAACAACAAAGTTAATCCTAGTATTATGGCATACGTCGAAAAGGTAACAAAGAAGAATGAGGACTATGCATATGTTATCAAAGGTGCAATCTATAGGTGCAAAATCTCTATTATTGATTGGGGTAAACATGAAAACCTAGAAGGTAGAGACAGGTTTAGAATTACTGTCTACGTGATGGAACAGTCATACCACAAAACCACCGCATATGCTATTGCAGGTGAATGTGTATATCTAGGCGTATCTCTCAAAGGTGCATGGGACGAAATTCAGTCCTACGTTGGCAAAGTACAAATGCCAGATGAACTTAAAGAACTACAACCTTTTATTGCTGAACAAACCTAAAACATTCAAAAATTAAAAGTACCATGATTGCTGAACTTCAAATACCAACCGATGATGGTGAGAACTCTAAGTTTCTTTCAATGAAAGTATGGGAGATTGACTATATCTCATCTGTATCTACAACTGGACATACAGGTGCAAGTATTAACCATCCTGTTCACGTAAGAACAAATGATGGTGAAGACTACTACCCTGTTCAGGTAAACTTTCGAGAAGAAAGCACCTAACAAACTAATACCTAACAAAGTATTACTATTATGCAAGAGTTTGATATTGTAGATATCGGTAGTATCTCTGATCCTTATGTAATGATAGGGATTGATGATGAGTCTTACATTAAGATCGAAGTACCACCTGAAAGGATAACACGCCTGAAAGGTGCAGACAAAATTAAACTAACTGTTCATCCTGTTTACAAGCGTAAAAGTAGAAATAATTCTTAGATATGAGAGATAAACCCCTATTTGACGAAAGATATAGAGTTTCTACTGGACCATTTAAGTCTAATTCTAATGATGGTGTAGTTGGGTCTTTTCTTGTACCTACAAAGTCTATATCAGTCTTAGATAAAAGCAAGACACTAAACCAGGACGGGCATATCATACAAACTATATCCCATGACGGCCATGAAACCGGATGGGAACATGTTTCTGTAACTGTAAACGATAAGTTTGCAGGTGATACTTTTGCCCCAAATTGGGAACAGATGTCAGTTGTAAAGCAAGCCTTTTGGAAGCCCAATGAGGTTGTTATGCAACTTCATCCAAAAGAAGAGAACTATGTTGATATGCATAAAGACGTTCTCCACCTATGGAGTCCGGTAGATAAAAAGATACCAACTCCACCTAAAGAGTTGGTATAGGTAAATGTTACTCAAGTAAACACATAGATAAAGGGCAGTCCTGAGATATGGACTGCCCTTTTTTTTATACCTGAATGTTTTTCTCTCTAGTCTGTTAGGTTTCCTTGTATTCTTATACCTACTGTTGGGGATATTACTTGCCTATCTACATCAAAAGTAGCACCTAGGTCTACTTTCAGGTTATTTCTAAATGTAGCGTATGTACCTATCTCTATTCTGTTTGTTGTTCTATAGTTGTATGTACCATCCAAATAAGGACCAAAATCGAAATAATCAATGTTATGTGCATACTCCAATGTTGCTGTTCTAGCATTGGTCGGATTTATAACATCTATTAGGGTTCTGTTGTTACCAACTTGTACTGTAGGGTTTCCGTTCTTTAGTGGTAAAAGAAGAAACCCCTTTCTCAAGTTGGGAAAAGTTGCACTTACATTTAACTCTGGTTCATCAAAGTCTAGTATGCCCCTTGCCGTATCTAAAAACCTATAAACCGTATCCTTTTCTGTAATATACTTGGGTACTTTTACACGTACCGTCTCAACTCTAGTTTTAGGTGGTTTTTCCCGTAAATATGCCTCATCCGGCGTAGTCTCTCTAAGAAGCTGTGAGAGGCTCTTAGGGGCTTCCTTTGTAGGCAAGGGTCTACTACTGCCCCCATCCCCATTCGTCCATTGAGCGGACCACCTACCACCTAAGAAGACAGCTAAACCTATGAGCAACGCCGCAACGGAGAGAACGGCCCGTTTGGGGTACGATAATATCGTCTCATATAAGGATACAAAAGCAGATACAATTCTTCCGAATAATTCTCCAATTCCGAACATGATTTAGTTGTTTCTTTCTCTTTTACAAATCTGCCTTCCGGTTTTGTAGGTATGAAGGCAACTATAGAAAAGTATGCACTTGGGTCTATGCATCTTTTCTTACGAAATATGCCCTGTCTACCGTTCTTTGTTGTGTTAGCCTCTACAGCCCATCCACACCTACCAGTCCATGTTGAGTCTACAAACCCAAAGTGACCGTGGTATCCATTCCCACGTCTCCACACAATTCCCCACCCAACTTTTGCAGTATCTCTTTTTCTAAGAACTTTTCTTGCCAATACAACTCTTTCTGACTCTAGGAAGTCTGTTGCAAGTGCTGACCTAATTTTAGGATACTTTGCACCTGTAATTTTAAGACACCAACTTCCTGTAGCAGCGCAGTAAGGTGTACCTTTATCAAAACCTAAGAATCTAAGTGACTTTAGTACGGGAACTTTTGGACCTGCATTATCACCTATTTCTTCAGTTGGTACAAAACTACTAAGTGTATCTAGGTGTTCAGGTTTTTCCTGACTAAAAGATACACTTTCAGGTACGCTACAAAATTGAACTAGGAAAAGCAATACAAGCACCAATGATCCAACCCGAATAAGCGACTGCCAAGGGGAGGTTTTCTTTTTCGATGATTTGGACATACAAACTCCACCTATCGTCACAAAGATCAATTAGGTGTACAAATCCTACAGCCAAACCCAAGTTTACAACTCCACCTAGATGTTTTGTCCCAGGTAGACCTGAATAAAGCATTACCAGATTTACCGACAAAACAAACAAGAAAAGTGCCAAGATTCCCAGACTAAGCCTCTTCCACCTAATTTCACTCATTGTCTTCATTTAGTTGTGATGTGTCTACGCCTTGACGTTCAAGTAGTATGTTAATCTTTTGGTCTATTTTCTCAATCTGTATTCTAAGACTTTCTCTCTGATTATCAATCTCGTCTTGCCTCTCTTCTAGCTGTGTTATTCTTTCTTTTGCATTTGCTAAGTTTGTATTTACTGTTGTTACATTAAGTTTTACCTGCATGTAAGAAGTACCAACTGCAAGTACAACTGCAAATATAAACCACAATACTTGCTCTCTAAGTGCATTACCCCATTTGCTTTTGTTGTTGTCTGAATGATCTTTCATAAAATAATGCGATGATGGTTATACAATGGCTATATCTTACCCACCATTAAACGTATTGTGCCAAAACTACAAAATAATGCCCTATTTTTGCGTCTTCGTTCATCGTAGATTCATCAAACCCGCCTTTAG